TACCCTTTATTTCTACTTCATAATCTTTACCATATCCTAAAATACGAGTAGCAATTAATAATGCGTTTTTATCTCCTACAATTAGATCATCTAAATCTATTTTAGAAATAATAACGGATTCTAATAATTTGTCTAATACTGTTCCTTTAGAGATGTATGATTGGTTAGTTAAGATATCTTCTTCTCTAGCAGTCATATATTTTACTTCTACTTTACCACTTGATAATGGATTATCTTTAGGATAAATAAATCCTTTAGAGGGTAACTCTACTATTTCGGTTGGGAATTTAAATTCACTCATAATCTTTATTTAATTAAAACGTTTTGTTCGTTAATACATATGCAATATACAAAAAAGGTTGACCGAAGCCAACCTATTTTAAAAAATATGTTAATTTATTTTAGAAATTTAATACACAGTAATCTGGTTGTACTGTTAATTGTATTTCTTGTGCAGCATTTTCAGTATCCCAATTAAAATCTCCAAAGTTAGCTTCAGTAATTAAAGCTCCTTTAATAATCCATTCAGATACGATATCACCTACAGGTCCTAATACGTTCATAGTTAAATCTTTTTTATAGAAATCACTATATCCGTCTCTACCTGTTACTGATTCATGATGTAATCTGACCCACTCCATACATGCTTGAGCACCACTAGGAGTAATTGGATCAAATAATGTCATTTGAATTGTTCCCCAAGTTGTTTTACCTTTAACAAACCTTTGAACGTTTATATGGTTTAAAGGTACTGTTCCTTGAGTTAGGGTTACAGCTCCTATTCCCTTAATTTGATAAGAAGGAATTCCATCTACATACATGATGAATCTATTCTTTTGTTTAGGTTCAAAAGCTGTGAAAAATATTTCGTTTGGGTCTAATACTGCCATTTTATTATATTATTTATTTTATTATAAATATTCTATTTTTTAGTTTTTATGCAGGGAAATCAACTCCTGTTGGTAATACATTGAAATCTAGGATTATGAATTCTGCTGTTTTAGTTGGTTGTAAATAAATAGCACCAACTAATTCGTTTCTATCAATAACATCTGGTGTATTGTTAGTTTCGTTCATTACAACTTTAAACGCGAATAAACCTTGTCTTTGTTGTACTGATTCTAAGTATGGGTTAACTTGTGTCAAGAAGTTATTTCTTGTACTAATTGTATTTTGCTCAAACACTAAGTTATCTGATACTTGTACTATAAATGATTTAACTGCTATTAACAATCTTCTTACATTTACTCTGTCTAATGCACTTGCTCTACGTTGTAATGTTTTTTGTCCAAATACTACTACTCCAGCTGCTGGAAAAGTTGCTATTGGATTCACATTTCCACTGTATAAAGTGTCTCTTTGTCCTGATGTTAATCTTTGTTCTGCTCTAATAACATTTCCTAAAGCACCTCTAACTAAGCCTGCTGGTGCGAACCATGGCTCAGATGATGCGTCTGTAAATGAATATACGCCTGGAATAAACGCTGAAGCTGGAGACCAAGTGGTCATGCCGCTAGTAGGGTCTATTGCTTGTAACCACGGCCAATACGCAGCAGCATAACTTGAATCAAATGCGGTAGCACTTGCTACTGTTTGTGATACTGTTTTGCCATATGCTGACGGATCAACTACTGTGATACAATCTTGTCTATTTTCTGCTAAAGCAACTAATGAATTAACTTGAACTAATGAATTTGTAAATGATGAATCTCCAATTAATCCTGGAGCAACTACAACATTAAAATTATAATCATCTTTATTATTAAGTAATGATATTGATGCTGAATAATCTGTTGCCGTTAATCCCTGTATATTCGTGTCTATTATCGCGCTATTAAATTTAGCCGGCGACATTGGTGCTGATATGTTTAATCCAGTTGCTCCCGTGAATGATCCTGAAGATGCTACTGGTATGAATTTTGAATATAAAGTTCCTGCTGAACCACTACTTATTCCACCTGCATTATTAAAGAAATTTGGAGTTGGAGTTAATACTGATTTTACAGTTATATATCTACTTCTGTTTAAATAATCACCTGTTGTTTTAACATAATAATCAACTCCATCCTGTGCAATTGAGAAAGTACTATTACCTATTACTCTTTCTATATAATTTGGTTGGAATGGATCTAATGATAAATCATTCCATGTTTCTAAAATTGATGGTGAGTTTGAAGTATCATTACCTTGTCTTACTATTAAAGAGAAAGTACCTGATCCTGTATTAACACCAGCAATTTGCCATCTAACATTATCTGCAGTACCTAATGCTAATGTACCACGTGCAGCGTCTGTAGCTGCATAATTGTTCATTATAGTTCCTTCAGAAATTGTTTGAATTTGGAATGATTGTGATGTTTCAGTATTCATGATACCACTATTTCCAGACCCTGCAGTACTACCTGAGGTAAATGCAGGAGCGAAATCACCATGAGTAACTCTTGTTACTAATAATGAAGTTCCACCTTGTCTAAAATAATTGTTAGCAGCGGTAGAAGTTAAGTAAGAGTACTGTAGAGATGCACTTTCAACAGTTTGACCAAATATTGCTTGGTATTCACTGAATGAAGTAACTAATGTAGGTATTTCTACAGGGCCTTTTACTGCTGGTCCTATAATTGCTGCTCCGAAATTTAATGGGTTTTGCTGGATAAATGATTGATCATTTTCTCTTGCCAATACGCCTGGAGATATTAATGTTTCTGCCATTGCTTTATATTATATATTAAAGTATTATTTTGTTATAAATATTAGAAATTTCCTCAAAAGTCTATTCTATCGGACTTATTTCACCATTTGTTAAATTTATGTTTCCACTGCCGTATTTTTCTTCTAATTCTTTGGCAGTAATGTCTTGTTCTTTTTGAAGTTCTTTAAAATTTTTAAATAACTCCTCTTTTTTTTCGTTTTGAACCATTTTATTTAATTCTATGGATCCTAAACTAAATATTATATCATTATTTTTTGTTTGATAACTACTTAATAATTGTAACTCTTTTTCTGATAACTTTTTAGGCATAATGTATTTGTTTGATTATAAATATATTTAAATTTATTAAAATTAATCTCTTATCCTACCGTCTGTTGTTGGGTTTCTTAAAGGGTCAGTATCTCTCATATCTCTTACAGTTTCTGTTGAAATTGTTACTTTAGCTTTTGAACTATATTTTTTCATTGCGTTTAAATCTTTTTGTATAACATCGGGGATAATATAACCCCTTAATCGTATATTAAAAGTACCTTTAACAAGTCTATCCTGACCCATTATTAGTTCTGTTGCTGTTGCGAATGAATCGATAAATGCTCTAAATTTATATCTTTCTGGATTACCCCAGTATGAATCTGATGCGTATTCACATGCCTCAATAATTTTATTTAGCTGAGACATATAATATGTTTGTATAAGACAACTATATTCTAATGTTACGTAATCTGGTTGTGCTACTACATGGTAAGTGTCAACTGGTTTTCTATTATTTAATAATGAGAAATTATCATAAAAATTATCTGCACCGTATGTTTTAGACCATGTACCATATAGATTAGGTTGATTAGAATCTAATTTATTAGCTACTGTTCTATCTTTAGTAAGTGTATCTCTTTTAATTACAATAATAGGTAACATAATTGCACCTTGTTTATCTCTGTAATACCCATCACGTTGGAATGATTTCCATCTTTCAGGGGCACCATAAATTATAGGTACTTCTCTTCTATTACCGTTTTGAGTAACAAAGGGTTTAATTACATTTTCAAAATAATAAAACACAGCTTCATCTAAGTCTTGTATACCAACAGAATATTGTTTGGTTTTATCATCTTTAAAACTCATTTCTTCAGATCTATTAAAACTTATCCCTGTATCTTGGTAATTAGCATTTTCATGCCCATCAGCCGTGTTAGGATTAGTTAGAATACCTCTGTCTTCAATACCATCAAAAGATTTTTGTTTTGATACTGCAATTTGTTTTTGAGTTTTAGGTGTGGGTTTTCTAGGTTTTGCCATTACATTCTTTCTATATATGGTGAAATTGCTACTTTATCAGCAGGAATATAATATGTTGAAACTAATATTGATAAATTATTACCAAAACCTTCTAATCCAGGGTTAAGTGGATTAATATTATTTGGATATGATGGATTTTTACCTCCCCAATATTGATTAGCTACTGTACTTTGTACTCCGTAATATCCTTCTTGATATAAAACAATATCTCCTACTCTAGGTACTACATCTGCATCTACTAAATCATCTCTAAGAAAATAAAATTCAATTCCTTGTCCAAATTGAACACCTTCTATATTATCAACATATTGTTCGTTTGCTCTGTTTATTAAAACATTAAATATAAAGGGACCGTCATAAAATTTTTCTGCATCTGCTTCTCCATATAAATTAACCTTAGTTTCTTCTAATTTAAATTGATATAAAGAACATTGTTGAGTAATAATATTACCCATCAATTCCCTGTTTAATTTTCTAACCAGAGACATATCTCTCTGTGTGGTAAACATTGCCATATTATGCTACATAGATTGTGTAAGGCACTTGTTGCAACTCTATCATTTTAGATTCAGCTTCTGATGCTCTACGATTTAATAATGCTTGTCTTGATGTTTCATCGAAATAATTTCTTAATCTTTCAAGTAATGCTGTTTTTTCTGCTGTAGCTGCTGATAATAAATCACCTTGATTTAGATTAACTTCAGCATTCGGAATAGGTATACTGCTATATTTTCCTCTTACATACCCTAACATTTCTTTAGATAATGCTAAAGTGTATTCAAAAATCCATTGCCTACCAATTGAATTAATATGATCGTAGTTTGGATTTGTGTATGGGGTATTTGAAACATTTGTTACTAATTCGGTTGCTTTTTTAACTGAGCCTTCTATTCTTTCAGATCTAATAATATATTCAAACCATATGTTACGTTCACAACCATCTGCATTTCCTCCACTAAAGTTAGGTATAGGGAATATTCTTAATTTATCATCTCTTACTTCAAAACTATAATTACTTCTTCTAACTTGTCTATTCATATCAATAGATTGAATAACTTGTAAATCATAATTTAAAGGCATCATTAAGAAACCTTCTCCTCCTCCAAATCCTCCTACACCTGCAATTCCAGCAGCAATAGCTCCTCCAAATCCAAATCCATTATAAGGATCCATCAATATAGCTGATGCTGGTAGGGGTTCTTGATAAAATACTCTTTTAATTTCTATACCAAAATCTCCAAAAGCTTTTAAACCTGATCCTAAAGAACTAGTTATTTTACTTGATGACATAAAAGTTTGGAAAGAATAATCTTGTATACTTGAAGTTAAACCAAATGAACCTGAATAATAAGGAACATTACCACCTGACCCTGCTTCAGCACCATACATTTCTGTAAGTCTTACTATTGGTTCAAATGATGGTGTTATTATAGCTTCATTTAAAGGACCTGATTCTGTTTTTAAACCTTCTAATGTTAATTGATTATCTCTTACTTTATAAGCATATAATTCATTTCCATAGGTAGTTACTGCTTCTTCAAAAGCAGTATAAAACGATCCTGATTGTAATTCAATATCAACTAATGGGTAACCCATTCTCCTAGCACAAAAATCAGCTACTTTATCTGCATCCAAATCAAAGTCTGGTTGTGCATCGTAAAAACCAAATGGTGTTGCACCGGGTGCGAATGATGATGACCCTGGCCAAATTGCTACATTCATATTATTAGTGTTTTGTTATAAATATTGGAAGGTTATTTATTATTATAAACAAAAAAAAAGAGGCGCAAAAGCGCCTCTAATTTTATAAAAATCTAGTTTAATCTCTTATTATAGAGTGTTTAAACCTGAAATTTCGATAGTACCATAAAATTCTGGTCTTACCATTTTCTTAGCATATCTAGTCAATAGACCTTTTCTAGGCACAAACGTGTCTGGATCATATACTAATGGAGTCATAATTAATGGAATATATGGAGCAAATACAGCACCACTTTCTAAGAATTGTCCACCTCTAAATCCTAATAACATAATGTTAGAAGTCATGTAAGGGTTTTTGTAAACTTTGTATCTTCCGTTTAATTGACCTACTTTTTGTACACCAAATGCATAAGAAGCTTTAGCAGCATCTCCATCTGAATCAGATGCAAATCCTGGTATAGATTCAATTATTGTAGCAACTGTCGGAGAAACTACCATAAAGTTAGCACCACCTCTAAGAGTTTTCTGGTGTATGATATTACTTAACTTTTGAACTTTAGTTCCTAATGTTTGGAACCATTGTCCTTGAGAATTGTAAAATCCTAAATCACTTACAACACCAGCATTGGTAATTGAAGTGTTATTAACAGCTGACCATACTTCAGTTCCTGCAGCAGCATTAGTAATCAACATACTTAAGATTTCTAAGTCAATTTCTAATGAAATGTACTCGCTTAAGATTGAAGTTAATTCAGCTTCAGCATCTAATGCATGATATGCATTTAAATCCTGTGCAAATTCTGGCGTCCATACAGCTTTCAATTTCTTAGTTTTAGCAACGATTGCAGATGATTTCATCTGTACGTTGATTTCTGGAATTGTTTGTGCTGGACAACAGTAAGAACCTGTTAGGTTGTTGTTTCCGTTTGGTAATGAATTACCTGCTTCAAAGTCACCTCTGTATTGATCAGTTGGTTGTAATGAGTAAGATATTGTTCCATTATTTGTAGCACCACCTACAGCCCAGTTAGAACGAGATACTACGAAAGATATCTGTCCGTTTTGGCTTGTACTGAATGCGCTTACTTGAATTGGAGCAGCTGATGCTGAGAAAAGTTGGAATGACTTTACAGCAGTAGCGTCTGGGTTAATACCTGTACCTGTTAAACTTGCAGTATTAAATGTTACTAACACATATTCGTTGTTAGCAACTGATGCAGAATAATCTGAATCATAATCTAGGTTACCCCAAGATGCAGTAGCAGCAGCAGCAGAAGCTTTTATACTTGCAGTTGTTTGTGTAGAATAAGAGAATCTACCAGATCCATATAATCCACCTGCGCTATCGTTACCAAATGGATTTGTAGCAACGCTACCGTTTCCATAAAGTGAATCACCAGCAGTAAAAGGTGATTTTGTTGTTCCATACTGGAAGTCTAGGAAGAATACAAGACCAGAAGGTAAGTTCATTGGTTGAACCGAAACAAATTCCTTTGCAGCGATTTGACCAAATACTTTTCTTACTAATGGTAAAGCAACTCCTGCCCATTGACCACCAACGTTTACAGCAGTTTGTGATTGAAATGTACCCGAAGATGCATTTCCTCCACCTGTTTGAGAAGATTCAACAACAAGTTGTTTAGCTTGGTTTTCAAGAATAATACCCATGTTATTTTTATGGGAACCATCTAAACCTTCTAAAAGACCTGTTTTTTCCCATTTTGTGGCTAATCTAGCAGCATCACTCTGTACTGAGTGATACGGATTAGCACTTTCTAATAGAGAATTTAAGCTCATAATAAATAGTTTTAATTTTAGTTAATGTTATTTTTAAATTAGTCCCGCAAGCTTACGCATACGGTTAAAAACGTCATTTGATTCGATTATAGGTTGTTTTGTTGACGTCGCTTTTGGTTCTAAACCACTAGCTTTCGATGCTAAACCTTTTACTCTATTAATTGGAGTACTATCTAGTAGTCCTTCATTTAATGTAGTGTAAATTGTTTTAGCTGCTTTTACATCCTTGGCCTTATCAAATGCCTTTAATACTTTTACTTTTTTACTTTCTGTCAAGTTTTTAGCTTTAAAGATTTTATTAGTATAAAGTAATTTCGCGTTTAATAGATTTACTTCATTTAGTTCTGTTTTTAATTCATTTACAGAATTAATAGCAGATTCTAAATCTTCTTCCATTTTACGCATTTTTTCAGTTTCCATTTCTGGTTTAGATTCCTTTTTGAACTTACCGTTCTTTTTCTCATCGTCACCTTTTCTTTGAACTGGATTAGACATTTCTTCGTCTAACTCATCTTTTTTAGCTTCATCCATTTCATCTTTGTCCATTTCTTCGTCGATTTCAATGTCCACGTCTACGTCATCAACATCTTCGATGTCAATTGCGTCTTCCATTTCTGCTTCTTCTTCGAATTCGTCACCTGGTTCAATTGAACCATCAGCAACCATGTCCTTGATTACATCTTCAATAAAGCCTTTAAGGTCGTCTTCTGACATATCTTCAAGATCAATTTCTTCATCTTCAATACCGTCAGTCATGTCTTCCTCTTCGTCTTTTTCGCCATCCAAATAGCCTTCTTCCTCAGCATCTGTACGAGAATCTTCTTTCATGTCTTCTTTCTCGTCTTTCATACCGTCTTTGTAGCCTTCTTCTTCAGCGTCAGTACGAGCATTTTCGTTAACGTCTTTTTTCTCATCAGCTTTTAATTTAGCTAATTTTCTTTCGTCGTCAGCGAGGTCTTTTTCAAGACTCTTAATGTGGTCTCTATCATCTCTGATAGCGCCTTCCATTTTTTTCTGCTCTTCTTTGTTACCCTTTTTAGAGTCTTCAAGTTCAGCTAATAGTTCGTCTAGATCAATTTCCTCATCTACTTCATCTTTATCTTCCTCTTGTACAGTTGATGTACCCACTTTACGTGGTGCAAGGTCTAAAGAATCACCAGCAGGTGAATTTTTTCTTTTCCAACTAGGAGCGTCAGCTTCTTTTACTTCCTCTTCAGATTCTTTTACGTCCTCATCCTTTTTATCCATCTCATCTAACTTTGCAGATAGCATAGATTTAAGGTGTGGGGTAAAAGCTTCTTCTAGAGCTAATTTTGCATTGGCGATTGCTACTTCCCTAACGGATTTAGCATCAGCAATGGCTTCTTTTAGCAAATCTCTGTTTGTTGCCATAATTCCCAAAATTTTTGTTTGTGAAATACGATTATTAAGAATCGTAATAGATATTAATTATAGATCGACATCATATAAGATATTCATGATGTATTCGGTTATACGTATATGAGTATTTTTAGAAACTACACTATGGGACAAGATCCCTTAGAACAAAGGATTTCATGTATTAAAGAATTAACTTTACTATAATCATAGTTAACCATTTCTTTTCCTTCTTTTATAGTGTGCATGTATGAACCTGGATTAGATGGTGTTGAAACAAAATCCCAACATAGTAATTCGAAATCATCTTGTACTTCCATTACTCCACCTCGTTGTTCTAATGAACCCATTCCTCTTGATGATACACCTACGGTAACACCATGTTTAATTAATTCTTTAAGTATATTTCCTGAAGGTGTAGGCAAAACTTCTATTTTACCCATTACATTATCTCCATCCCACCAATATTCAGATATTAAATGAGATACATTTTTTAAATTTACTACTGAAGATTCAGGATGGTCTAATTCTCCCATTGAACGTCTTTGCTCAATTAATTCAGAATATTTATCCATTTCTCTGTCCCAAAGACCTTTAGAATAATATCTACCATTACCATTTTTAACTTCAGCGGTTGCTAATACTCCTTCAACTACTAAATTACCGTCATCAGAAATATTTTCTGTTAGTTGATTTGGTGATGGTTTAAACGCATGCGTTTCTATTAATAATGTCTTCATGTATAACTTTATTTTATTTGTAGTTACCTACATATTTTGCGTTAATTGATCCTGCTATTTTTTCAGCGTCTTCTCTCGATTTACCTGAATCCATTATTTTGTCAACTACACTATCGAAATCTTCAGTAACTTCATCAGTTTCGTCTACCATTTCTTTTTTAGAATATTTTTTACCACAAGATTTTTCATAAATCTTCTCCATCTTCATTTGCTTTCTTTCTAGTTCTTTTATTTCTTTCTGCATCATCTTCATTTTAGACTTATCAATTAATTCACTAAGATTTTCATCTTCATTTATTGAATTAACTCTGTCTACTTTTTCTTGAATATGATCATGTAAAAAGTCTAATTGAGCTTCCATTTTAACTTCTTCAGCTTCTTTTCCTATTTCGGCTAATTTAGTATCAATTGATTCTTTTTTAGGTTTTTTCATTGCTTTTTTATCTTTAGCTGCTTTAGCCATTGGTTCTTTTGTATCACCATCTCCGTCTACATCTGGATAATCAGGTCTTGCTTCTTCTTCCATACCTGCTTTATCTTGAGAAGCATCTACTGCTTTATCAACGGCACTTTCTTTTACTTTAGGTTCCATTGGTTTTTCAGTTTCAAAATCTTGTAAGCTTTCTGCTTCTGCTACAGGTTCTCTTTCTTTTACAGCTGTCCATTGTAATCCTGATTCGTTCATCATTTGCTTAATAACATCACCTGATAATGAAGCTAATGAATTTGGATTTCCTTTACCTACTGCTATATTTTCTTTTACTATGTTTTGAATTGATTCTTTTACTACAGCCCAATTATTAGTAGAATCTTTTAATTTATCACTAAATCCACTACCACCATAAGTCTTACCATCATTTTCTTGCATTGCTGGTTCTTGATATCCTAAATCTTTAACACCAAACATTCCATTTTTTACATAATGTAATGGATCTTTTGCTAAGTTTTTAACAGCTAAAGCTTGTGCTTCTTCTAATGTTAATTCTGGGTTGTATTTAGTTTCAACATAAACCCCATTTAACATTTCTTGTCCATTAACATTATTAATGTTATCTACAATAGGAGAATAATCATAATTATGTGATTCTATATTTTCAACTGAGTCTGATACTTTATAAGAACCAGCACTACCATTTTTCATTTCAAATTTTAACTTAGGATCAGCTGATATTTTTTCATCTTGTTCCTTAGTATTAAATTTCATATCGTTATTAACAATAGGATTTAATGATTTATCTCCAGCTTCATTTAAGAAAGAATTAAATTTAGACTCCCAAGTTGGTTTAGCCGGAGCTTCCCATGAACTAATAGGTTTTAAATCTACATAATTTTCTTGGATTACACTTCTTCTTTTTAAAATGTTAGCTGCTTGTGTAAAGTTAGCTGCATTATTAATCATCGAAGGGTATTGAAGCTTTGCTTCTTTAAGGAATACATCTTTTGCGCCTTTTCCTTCTTTAATTAAATTGTATTGTTCTTGTAGTGTTTTCATATTATTTTCCTAATAGTGTTTCTATGTCTTTTATAAAATCGCCAATTAAATCTGTAGGTTTAACTACAGTGTAAGAATCTGGCTGTTCTCTGTATACTTTTATTGTTTCTATTTTTGCTTGACGCAATTCTTTTTTTACAATATCTAATCTTGCTTCTAAATCATCAAATGCGTTAATACGTGCTTCTTGATATTTAGATGCTTCAGTTTCTTCTTTAACTATTCTGTACTTCATATTATAAATATTAGCCCTATCCCCAAAGTTTACGAACTGGCATAGATGATCCTTTTTGTACGTAAGTACCGTTTTTATTTTTTGGTACTAGTTGGTATTTAAATGCTTTTACTAAATAATTATCATTTACTCCATCTTCACTTGCTGCAGGACCAGGTCCTAAAGTAGCACCAGGATTTTCTTTACCTTCAGATACTCCAAATGAACTTACCATACCTGAGGGCAATTTCATTTTTTGTTTAGATGTTACTTTTTTTGCTTTTGGAACTTTTCCAAACTTTTTTCTAATAATATTTTCTGCTTTTTCTTTTACTGCTTTGTACCCAATAGAAGTGTATGCAGAATCGTTATCTGTTCCCTTTGATTTTTTATTTTTACTAAATGCGTATGGTGTTAAATAAGAACCAGCTGCACCTGACATGGATGTTTCGTCTACATCCCCTTCTCTCATTGCTTTTTTATAGGCATCTGGATAGTTATTTCTGACATGAGTACGAATAGTATTTCTTAAAGATCTAGCTTGCTCATAGATATCTAAGAACTTCTTATCATCTTTAGTTTTTTGATATACTCCTTTAGC